ACACTTAGCGGTATTGCATATATCCGCCCTTTCTCCCAAGCTTACATAAGAGTCGTCAGAACGGGTCATTACGACATCGACTTGAGACTCAAGCAGAGACTGGATGCGCTTACACACATCCAAAGTCATGTCGGCTTCGTGTAGATTAGAAGGAGAAACCGCTCCTACATCACTTCCTCCGTGCCCGGGATCTATAGCAACTCTCTTCATTTCCCTATAACTATAGCCCGCATATAGCGGTATCTAGAGTAAAAGGCTTGGCCGTCGCCCTCAATTTGGCCTTCCTTAAATTCATAAGTCTGGCCATCAATCAAGGTGATCATAGGTGGATCGTATAGCGCCGATCTGCTCACGGCAACGTCTTTTTCGCTTTGCGAGCTGTTCCATCCGCAACTCGGAAGCAGCACCGCCATCAAAAGAGAGTTTATAAATCTCATCCTCTATAGAATCTAAGTCTTTATACAATCCCCTAAGATGAAGAGCAGGCAGAACCTTCAGGTAGACTGTTGCCGCAATCAAAAAGGACTTAAGAAACCCCATTATTCTCCTCCAGGAAAGAGAGCTACCTTGCCGCTAGTTGCCATCCGCAGAGCGAATCCAATTACGCCAAGACAAGACAGGATAAGAGAAGAGTTGGAAGCAACAAAGTTTTCAAGCGACGGGACGAAAAAAGCCGCGGCCCCGACGAGGGCGGTGATAAACGACAATGCTGCGGTTTTTGATGTGAATATTGATTTGGTCATGTTAATATGGTTGTTGTTGAGAGATGAGATAAAGGAGGGTGTAGATCAGCAAAATCCACAAGGTCATGGCTTTTGCTTCGTTCATTAGACTTTCGCAATAACGGTGGCTTTGATTAGCCCCGAGTTTCCAGCACTAAGGAAACTTAGGCTGGTTAGGATTGCTGGGTCTGGGTGAATCAGCAGCGCCGAAGCGGATTTTAGTTGGGTGGAAGCAAATCGTCCTGAGAATTCTGTTCCAGCTGTATAATCGACAACCTGGCCTGATGGGTTTGAAGAAGAATGCTCCATTGAGACTGCATAGATCGAACTTGGAGATTCAAGAGCGATGCCCTCAAAATCGACGTCGGAGTTCACAATATAAACGCCACTCGCAGCAATCCCAGCAGCAGTCGGGTTTGAGGTTAGGTCCTCAATGGCCCCTACAGCTGTGTCATTTTCAATGGAGATATTTAAAGTAGGGTCATCAGCGTAAGCCATTTCAACAACTTCAGCCCCCATTGTGTAGGTTTCTGATGGTAGCTTAGTAAGGGTTATGCTTGCCCCTGTGCCGCTGACGTCGAAGAGCCCCGCAATAGTTGTGTTTGAAGAAAGCACCGCACGAATTCTGGCTGCCCAAGTAGAGGGGGTATCATTCTCGGCTACGGGGACCCCTAAGGAGATATTCCCATCAGGGACGTCTGCCGAGGAAACTCCGACAATAAGTGAACCAGCGGTTGTGATGGTTCCGACTGCTTCTGTCGTTTCCACTTGCTTAACAGGAGCTACCCAAGCATCTCCAGAGGCAATTCCAGTTGTGAGATCAAGCGAAGCCGTAGAAGCATCAGCGAATAAAGCCTGAACTTGATAAGCCTGATCGGCATCAGGGAAGTTGACTTGCTGTGCAGCAGACCCGACGGTTACGGCTCCGGTAGAGCCTGCCCGTGAAAGTTCTGCTCTTGCGGAAAGGCTAGCTGAAGAGGATGCGTTTGTAAGTTTCATGGTTTGTTTAGTATTGATTTTTAATTAGGGAGGAAAGAGAGGAAAGATCGGTGATGATCTCATTAGCTGCAAATTCGCTGCGACCCTTCTTTTGCCCCTGCTTATAAGATTGACGGTAAGAAGCGATGGTGATTCCAGCGCCAAGGATAGCTGCGCCGCCTTTGAGTTTACCCGCATATTTGTTGTGGACTCTTGTGGATGCGTTGCTGAGTTGCTTACTCCGCTTTTTCAGTCTTGAGTTGTCTAATCTGTCTGCCTTCTTGAAAACAAGGTCCCTGGCTTTCGCTTGCCCTTTAAGAGCCTTTCCTTTTGAGTCGACTAGGCTGTCGTATTTGGCTTGATTCCTGGCTTCGATAGCCTCGATCTTAGCGATTCTTGTAGCCCCTTTACGAGTTACCTTTGAGGCCCTCTGACCGGTGCTGCTATATTTGTCTTTTTTCCAGCCTTTGTTCATTTCTTTGGCTGCCCAGGATCTAGGGAGGCCTTTACGGTCGATTACATTCTCAGTAATCCCATAAGCGCCAGCGCCAGCCAATGTAGCTGCTGCTACACCACCTCCTGCGTTTCTTTTTTTGCCTTCACCCAAGTGAGTTAATTGACTTGGGTCTTCAGAAAAATAGTTGCCTTTTGGGTCTTCGGTTTCAAACACGCAGCCAAAAAACGGGGTCGGATTATCACTCATCTTGTTCTCTTCTTTTTGTCAACTTGTGACACGCGTGTCACTTAGCACGTTGAATCCCAACGAAGGCCCTTAGGAATACCCCCCTAATAGCGCTCCCAATCCGGACGCAGCGTAAGCGGCAAGCGGTAGCGGTTTGGTGGGGGACTCCAGAGTCAGGGGTGAAGATTTCTTTATTTTGTTTTTGACAAAACACCCCCTTTATTCCATAAGCCCCTACGGGCTTTGGTAAAGGGGGGTATAAAGATATCGTAACTCCGACCCCAAGCGAGAGGGGGGTTGAAGAAGGTCCTAGTAGGGATTATATGTGGATTTGGGGATTAGGAATTAAACTAAAAAGCCCGCGCCTGGAAACAACCAAGAGCGGGCTTTTGTTTATTTGTAAGTCAACCTAAAACGGATGATCATCGTCCATTGTGACGGAGTTGCTCACTGAGCTATCGGGGATCAGATCCATGTCCTCGCCCTCAAGCTTAGTTACAGGACTCAAGTCGATCTCTTCCCCTCGACGGAACTTCCATCCATCATCAGTAAGGTAGATCTTCCCAGCCTCCTCATCAGATACAAGAAGACCAGTCACTAAGGCAAAATTCAAGCTCTCCGAAAGCATGGGCTTGTCTTTTGCTGAAAGCTTCAAAGCTTGTCTGCCGTAAGTAAGAGCTTGTTTTCTGCTATACCCGCTCTTAGTCCACTTAAGACGCCTCAGCAGACCCTTTATGACCTCCATGAGATCGTCAGGTTCTCCTCCGGTATCGAAGTAATCGACTTTTTCCTCAGCTGTCTTTGGCTTTGCCTTAGACTCCTTCTTAGGCTTGGCCCAAAGATCTTCGACCGTTGTCTCTGAGCGTTCCCAGTAGATGCGGTCTGTTGCGTGCTTCAAGATAATAGCATCGGTATGAGTCCCATGAGAATCCAGCATCCCAGCCCTCTTTCCCCGCTTAGCAAAAGCGAGAAGGAACTCACCATCGTCATTAATTCGCCCAAGCGTCATTACCTCACGAGGCCAATTCACGAGCTCAGAAGAACCAAACGAAGCATAAGCTGCATCAAAGCGTCCCCAGTCACCTTTATCGCGAGGGGGTTTGACTGTATGGTGAACGAAAAGAAGACATATTTTTCGAGTCTTAACAAGAGGGTGGATCAGCTTTCTGAGAAAGTGAGATGCGTCTTGTTGATTTGCCAAGTCTCCACCGAAGTAGTGAAGCAATGGGTCAACAATCACGAGGTCTGGCTTGTTCATATCAATCAGCCAAGCCAAGTAGCCTACGAATTCCTCTCCAGAGAGCTTTGCCTGCTCTTTCAGAACTACGCCTTTAGAGATCTTCTTAATCTCCGCAGTGCTCAGACCCATCCCTGAGGTTGTGCCTTGAAGCATTTCAGCCATGTCCCCGTAATCGTTTTCAGCTTGGATAAGAAGAATCCGCATGGGACCAGTAGGTTTGACGCCGAAAAACGGACGCCCTAGAGCCCATGTGCAGGTCATCTGCATGATAAATGAGCTCTTACCGATCCCAGACTGACCTGAGAGGATCGCTGCCGACCCACGGTTGAGCCACCGATTTCCAAGAAGGATGTCCGGATCTTCTTCCGGTTTAAAGTCCATCATCTTTTCGATGTTCATCTCCGTCTCAGTCAGCTCGACGGCTTCCTTTTCCCATTCTTCGTAAGACCTAGCCCCTGTGCGGAGGTGCAGACAGCGCTGGTAGTTCTTGGTATCGCTCCGACGATATCCAGGAAGACGAGTCATTCGTGTCGGATCATTATTGGATGTGTCTGGTCCGTATTTCCTGAAATGGTTCAGAATAAAGGTTGCCCTGCTTCGCCACTCGCTTTCGCCAGCAGCTTGGATTAGCACAACAGCATGAATAGATTTTCCCCCAGTGTCTAGGATCGCCGTGCAGGGGATCTTTGAGCGCAAGATAACTCGATACTGATGTTCTTTTGGGATGTCATCGAACTCTAGTAAAAAATGCT